CCCTCTCTCATAGTCATCGGAGTTTCCTGTCTGTGCTACCAGATTTTCTCCTGCCTCTTGTGGTGTTTTAGCAGATGATACCAGAGATAATACACCTGTTCCTAACGCTGCAGCAGTTCCTAATTTTATTTTACCTGATGGATCAGCTAACATAGAACCTTTTAATACATTAAAATCACCACCCTTACCAAAGAAACCTTGTGTTGCTTTTGTAACTACATTTTGCCCACCTAGACCTTCTCCCATTACAAATCTGCTAACATTAGGATTTGGATAAGATGTTTCTGGAAGAAAAGTTCTAGTTGGTCCTTCTATCTCCCTAAAATTTATTTCCTTTGGTGAACCAACAGCAATTGTTCTTAAATCTCTTTCCATGCCTGGTAATTTAAAATCACCAATCCTTTTAGCTAAATTTTGTCCTGTAGTTGTTCTACCAAAAAACGTAGGAGCTGCGGTTAACGCTAGATCAACAGGACTTATTCTACCAGTCTGTCTTGCTGTACCCAATAAGTATGCTGCTTCTCTATACCCTGTTGGTAAGAAAGGTGCAGCTGCTCTCATGATACCAGCTATCTCTTTTGGCACTATCTTTTTAGCTATTTTAGTTACAGGTCTCGTTATTTTTCTAGTAAGTTTTTTAACAAAGCTTCCTAGCCCGTACATCTGTCTTGGTTGTTGCATTCTACTTATTGCCATTATGTTGTATATGTTCCAGGTTCTGTTATGTTACCTTTTTTTAATTCTTCAAATTCAAATTCACTTATTTTACTTTTTGGATTTATCATTTTGTAAGTATCAAAATCCATAGCTTTAAACGTTTTTGTCTTTGATTTATCAATATCGTCTTGCATTACTTCTGCATATAAATCATTTGGAAGTCCAAGATCAAGGTTTTTAGGTAGAACACGATTATCATCGTTTTTCATTCCAGGGATAAACTCATCATACAAAATCGTTCCACCGCTAGGTTTTGTGTTCATAAGGTTTACATCATCATCAAAAGTATCTGCATCAAAAGGCACTGTATCCGTAATACCACCAGTTCCAATTAATGATAATAAGTCTTCATTACTGCCGTCATCAAACACAGGATTAACACTATCAAGACCACGCATGTCATATGTTGGTTCATTAAATCTTTTACCTAAACCTAATTTTTGTCCAAGACCTCTTGCTAAATTTCCTAAAATTCCACCACTTCTAATAAAATTTATAATACCACCACCACGATTTTGTCTAAACGCAGTAGGATTAAATGCTCTAGCTCTTGCTAACTCTGCTGCTGATACTGTATTTCTACTATCAAAAAAACCAGGATTAACTCTTTGACCTGCACCTGCAGCAATGACAGATGATCTTATGTCATCTACATCACTTCCAGTCATACCTGCTGCTAAAGTATCCGATGTATTTCTACCAGACTCTGCAGCACTCATTGCAGCACCAGATGTAAAATTACCATCTGCATCAAAAGAATCATAACTAGGTATACCTTTTGGTCCTTTGTGCGGTGTACCCTTTTTCATCTTCTTCAACATCTTAGCCTCATCAGCTGTGATGTATGCTAGCTTAGTTGCTGGTGCATTTTTTCTAGCTTTAAATTCTTTAGGAACAGTCACAGATTTAGAGTTTTTGATATAATTTTTAACTCCATCTTGTGCTACGTAATCTATTGCTTTATCTATGGCCATTGTTCTATTCTATTTTGTTTCTCCAAATAAATCAAGGCTTGGCATGATGACTTTTACGTCTTGAGCCATGTCTTCTTGCTTGTAACCTTTAGCTTCCCAGTCTTTTCTCTCCTTAAAAAGCTCTCCAGTTTCCTTATGTCTGTACGTTGTTTCTACTTTTGCTGGTTTTATCACTTGCATTATGTTGTTACCTCTCTTGGCTGTATCTCTAATATGGAGGCTATGACGTGCAGCTCATTCGCGTCAGCAGCCTGTACTTTAAGTATTTCACCCTCCTCCATAACAAGGGGTTGGGTTAAAAGTTCTGTTGTTGCCTTGGATGCTATGGCTTTATCCTTGAATAGATTAAATATAGCACCACTAGAATTTACTAATGTTATGGTTATTGTAGATCCCGACCCGGCGTCTTCTGACACTAGTAATGATTTTACAACAGACGATTTAAAATTAGGCACTGTATATAGTGTGGTTAGATCTGTGGTTGTTAAATCTGCTTTTTTATTTATAAAACTATTTGCCATTAATTTAAAAAGAAGTTTTGTGCTTCTACCTCGTCTTTTAATTCCTCTTGAAACGTTGTATTTAATTTTTCCACAATCGCATCAAGATCTCTGACCTGTGATTCCGCTATTGTAAAATCATATTCTTTACTAGCTCTGGTTAATACTTGAGATATCTTTGCCATTATCTACGTCCATCCGGTTGTATGTCTAATCTAAAAGTTCCTAATCTCCAACTTTGACTAGCCCCCGTGTTTTCTATTTTTAAAGATACAGCTCTAGCTCTTGCACGTGTATCTACTTTAGTTGTAGACGATGTTATATCAAAAGGTCCAAGTGGTGAGCTAGCCTGTGTGCTATTAGAGTAATTTTTTAATTGTAATGTGACTCTTGTTGTTCCTGTCTGTGATATAAAATCCGGTACAAATCTATTTATCTTCATTATAAACTCACCGTCTCCTCTAAAATCAGCCATACCAGTTGTCTGTCCTGTTATACCTCTACGTTGACTTATATCATAATCTCCTGATTCTATATTAGCTGTGATTGCTGTAATCGTTCCGTTTCTATTTTGGTCTGTTCCTGTTTCATGTTCATAGTAACTTGTTCTGCCTTCAGTGTTGCCCACAACATCAAAAGATGTATCTGTTTCTGCGTCGTATTCTAAAGCATGTGGTAAACCAAACACGGCAGAATCTCTCCACATGGTTCTTGCTAAACTACCAACTGTCCACACGGGTCTTTGAGGAGATGAATCAAAATAATTATATGTTACCATTCTGTTTACAACAGAAGATCCTATCGTAGGATAAAACCATATGACCTCACCAAAAAGATTATTTAATCCAGCAGATACCATCTGATTACCAGAATCTAGATTTATATTATCATAAACAAAATCTTCTACCAGACATGGTAATGATTCTAGTTTACCAGCGTATCTAAAAAAACCATTTTCCGACATCCAATATGCAGCACCATCAACCTCAACACATGCGTTCTGTCCAGCTAATCCGCAGTTAGTTCCAACCTGTGCAAATGCAAATGTAAATGGCTGACCAACAAAACGTTGTGTGAATAATGCTGTATCAGTCCAAACATAGATTGCATCTCTACCTCTGATAGCTCCCATGATCTGTGATCCGTCGGCCAATCTCTGTGTGCCGGCTGTGTTGGTTGCTGTTGGTGTATATGTATTAATATCTTCTTGATCCGAGAATCTAATAAACATGTCATCTTGTGTTCCTGGTGATCCAATGGTTGTCTCTGTTCCAAAAAATACTAAGTGACGATCAGGTGTAGATACGACCATATGTCTTGATGCAGTCGGTGCACCTGTTATAATTGTTGCTCTTGTTTCTGTTGCATTAGATAGACTAGAATCCCAAGAGAAAACAGCACTATCATGAATAAGACAGATTGCTTTATCACCAAAATTATCTAATGACCACATACCAGGTTCTAATACCAAGTCACCTGATGCTGCCTCGCCCCATGCAACATAATCACTTGAATTTTTAACACTGGCGCCATTACTGTGAGCAGCTCTAGAGGTTCCTCTAACAGCTCTGGTAATACCTGTTAAATCATTTCCTGAAATACCTGTGTACGATATTTCTTCTGTTCCAACCTGTATAAAATTTGTGCCTGATGATGGAAAGTTGGTTGTGCTCGTTAGTGTGATAGATGTCCCCGATCCTCCAGTTCCAAATGCGTTATCTCCTAAAGCTCCGTTAAGTGTTGTCGATATGGCTCCTGCTGCTTCTCCTCCCCAAGATCCTAATCCCCAACCAAAACCCTCTGCTTGCACAGCTGGTCCAACAGGAAAATAGTGTTGTACTTTTATGCCTCCTGATGTAGTGGCTCCAGATCCTGACTCATTAGATGGCATGGTAATTGTTAAGGTCGTATTAGTGGGTGCCGATGTAACCATAAATTTTTTATCGTTAAAATCAGAAGCACCAAAATTAGAATCTGTTATAGACGTAAAATCACTTAATAAGATTATGTCTTGAGGATTTATGTTGTGAGCCGAAGGAAAAGTTATTGTAACTATCGGTGATCCGTTGGTCGTGCTGAAAGCACTCGTAAGCGTTGTCGTATTTTTTATAGGGTGTATGTCATAGAAAACACCTCCTGAAAAAGCATAAAGTATCCTGTTTGTGCCAATAATAGCATATTTTCTAGATAGACTATTAATAAAATGATGTAACCCTCTACCTGCTCCAGTTAATTCATTCTCATTTAATGTGCCTAATTGTTTCCAACCTCCCATTTTTTCGGGTATACCGTAACGAAATCTAACATTATCACAATCTGTCCACTGACCCTCAGCGCCGGTTTCTGAGATTTGTTTGTTTATACCTGGTTGGAATCCTATTTTCTGTAGCATAACCCCTACTTATATATAGTTTTTGGTTTTTTTACAGTATTATATTCTAATCTAGAAGATATATCAAGGGAGCTGCGTGGTATGTGGTGGTAACACAGCTCCCGTTTTAGAAGTATATCACTTTCTAAACCATTGTGGAAGACCTAAATGTGGACGTTTATCGAACATATTATCCTTCGCTCCTGGAGTCTTACGATTGTTATAATGCAGAAAAACTTGCACGCATTCTTCACCTTTAAATTTTTCTCTCCAATGCTCTAATTCACAGCCTCTATAAATTAACATATCTCCTGGTTTTAAATTTACTCGAACACCTTTCATACCCTCTTTTCCAGATGGTTCTAAATAGATTGGCCAATCATCACCACCTAAATTCATAGTAGTAGATATTTCACAACTAAATCTATCTTTGTGTCTTTTTAAAATATCACCTTTTTTATAAATTCTTGCGTATGTATAGGCAGGATATAATTTTAATCCTGTTGCTTTTTCCATATCTGGTTGACATTTAAGCAATAAAGTTTCCATAGCTATGTCCCCATAACATGAGTAAGTATTTGGAACTTGTTCATGTTCACCTTCATAAAGACCAAGCATAAGTTCGTATGGTGAAATGTATCTAGTATTTATGCAAGTATCATAAACTTGTTTTTTAACTACAAAATAATTTGCAAGAAATGTAGCTAAGTTTTTATCTACAGCTTTTTTTATAACAGTGTATTTATTTTTTTTAAAATCCATAATTAAAACTAATACTAATCCTTTCTTTTTTATTTAAATTAGGTTCAACATAATGAAGTAAATAAGATGGAAATAAAACACATAAATTTTCTTTAGGCACAATAGTCCATTTTGTAGAATTATATTGATTGTAATTTTTTACAAACGTGTATGTTGTATCAATGTCCGATCTAAACTGTTGGAAAACAATATTACCTGAGTTTTTTGGAACGCTTACATAATATACTCCTGATACTACAGCTCCAGGGTGGTTGTGTGGTTTGTTAAAACAACCAAAATAATTTATATTACACCAGTAATTATCTAAAGATAATTTTTTTTCTAAACCTAATTGTTTTTCTATTTCTTCTACAGAAGAATTTATTTGATCAAATAAATTTAACAAATTTTTATTTGTTTCTTCAAAACTTTTACTTTGCCATCCACCATAATTACTTAAGATTCTCCCCTTATCTTTAGATTTTATTTTTAATATTTCTTTTTTTATTTTTTTATTATCTAAAGAAAATAAATTTTCATCTAAATAGGAACTAAAAATATTATACATCTTTCGCCATTTCTTTTGGTACAGCTTGTAAGTTCCAGTGTATGAATCTAAATGGTTCTATGCCATAATCTACTGCAAACTCATGTTCTAGATAACCAGGAAATATAATTAATGTACCTGGTTTAGGTCTAAAATGAATTAGTTCTGTGCCACCCCAAACACCTTTATCATCTTTCATTTTTAATTTAGTTGTGCGTGCTCCAGTTCTTGGTTCGTGAAATATTGGATATGATGTTTTATCACTACATTTTAAAAAATAAAACCCTGATACATGTTGATTCCAATGTATATGTGCAGAGTGATGACCACCACCTTTTTTAGAAAACTCTTGTACCCACAACTCACTAAACATAGTTGTGTATTGTGACATATCATAACCTTGGTTATCTAAATATTCCCAAGATTTTTCACCAATGTAATTTCTAAAATCTAAAAAGTCGTTATCATGTGTTAATGGTGTTGAATGGTGAGATGCAAAAAAATCACCATACTTTTTTATGTGGTTTTTATTTCTTTTTTTTGCTTCTTTAATATATTTATTAGAAGCATTGTTTAAAGATGTTATAAACTCTGGTTTTTGTTCTGTCCAGATAGCTGTATTAAAATAATTATTTTTATCCATTATCTAAAAGGTTTTCCTAAATTCCAAACAACAAGACTATATCTTGTACCATCGGTTACTGGTTTAACTCTATGCCAAACAAACGAAGGAAACACAATGATAGATCCTTTTGGTAATATTTCTTTACATTGTATTCTATGTTTAGATTCATCTCGCATATGTGGATCGTAGTTTCTAAAATCAAACTCTAGTTCTCCACCACTATATTCTGAACCATCTGTTAGTTGACAGGTCATGGATAATTTTCTTATTAAACCATGATCAGGGTGATTTGGTTTATTGTAAGGTCTATCCCAACTATCACAATGCCAATCGTAGTATTGATTTAATTTGTATTTTGTAAATTGACAAGATTCACTTCTTTCCCAATCATAGTTCCAACCAGCATTTTTATTAGCTTCACGCACATACGGATGTAATTCTTTATATATCCAATTATCATTTAACCATACTAAATCAGACTTTCTTTTCTTGTGTAAATTTTTAATTTCTTCTCTATTTAATTTTTTATCTCCATAACCACCTGTCAAACCCATTGTCTCTTTTTGTGAATTAGCATATTTGATTATTTCATCACAAAATCTAGGAGTAAGAGCAGAAGGAAAATACCAGTAAAAATTAGATATATTCATATGTTATTGTTTGAACAAAATTCAAACTATCTTTCTGGTTATTTTTAATAATATACATATTTGTAGATGGAAACATAATAAATTGATTATTTATTAATGGCATGTCCCAAGACCTACCTTTACGTCTATTATCTTCATAATATATTCGAACAGTGCAGTCTTCTACTTTAACACCATAAAGTAAAGTAAAATCAGGTGAGTTTCTAAGATCAATTGGATTAATATTTTTTAAAGGAATTGTTGTTTCAGTGGGTTTGTAAATGTTTCCCCATGTATTTTTATTTACTAAATTAATTTTATATTTAACATAAACATGTTCTCTTATGTATGTGTTTAATTTATCCCAAGTTCTAGAAAATAAAAATTCAGAATCTCTGATGTTAGATTGAAGAATATAACCACTTAAATCGTTGCTATCAATCTCCCAATGCTCTGGCATTTTTACATCGCCAAAATACAACGCCTGTTCACTTAATACTTTCTTTTGCATACCACCACAAAATATAAATTATGCGTATGTATCTGTCAAGTCCCAAGATTGAGTATCTTCATTCCAATCATAACCCCACATATGAGTAGAAGGTGTAGCTGCGTCTGGTTTTGTGTTTTGAGCATTTTGTTCTTCGGTTAACGCAGGTTTAGCAACAGGTGCTTCCCAACTTGCTGTCGTTGTATTTTTTACCCAAGATGGATATGGTTTTGGTGGCCAAAAAATATTATTGCTTGAATCCCAACTGAAACCAATACCTGCATAATTTCCTCTAAAAGCAGTTCCACCTAATATATGTGTATTGTTAAGTGTATTATATGAAGTTTGAATCCATTTATCTGCAGGCCAATTATTATGTGTTTCTAACCACTGTTGACCTACTGATTCTGTTTCAATTCCTTCAGAGTTTACACAGTTTTCATTGTCAAGTGTTAAAACTGCTAAAACTTCATTGTCGTCATTTATTTTTGCAAAGCTTGCCATAATTTTTATTCCTTATTGATACTTATATCTAATAATTACAACTCCAGATCCTCCCGCTGCTCCTGCTGTTCCAGTCCATGTAGCTTGAGGATTTGGACCTGTTTGGCCGCCACCTCCACCAAATCCAGAATTAGCTGGACCAGCTGTTTGTGCTAATGGAGAGATAGGATATGGACTACAATAACCCCAAGCGCCTCCTTGTCCTCCTTGTGATCTTACTACCGGACTACCAGTGATATGTGACGTAGCTCCTGTAGCTGATTGTCCACAACTATTAGGTGCTGCTTGCGTAGCTCCTCCACCACCTGATCCAGAAGCATAATCGCCTGAATTTCTTGGAGGTCCTCCAGGATTTCCTTGAGGTGGACTTGTAGGTGGTTGATTTCCAACGCCTTGACATTTTGGAGATGGTCCAGTTGATCCCATTCCTCCTCCAGATCCTCCAGGTTGTCCATTTGATCCATGCTGCCCTTCACCTGATCCATTTATTCCTCCTCCACCACCAGTTGATGTAATAGTTGAAAAAGTTGAATCATTACCTTTTCCGCCTGGACCACCACTTCCTGCCGCTCCACCATTTCCAACAGTGATTGGATAACCTTGTGCTGATACTGGTAAAGCAGCAACACATGCACCCAAAGGAGATCTTGTATAGCAACCAGAAGCAGCACCAGAAGATTCTCTATATCCCCCTGCGCCTCCGCCGCCTGATCCTCTTGAACTTTGAGTTATTCCAAGATTAGAACCTCCACCGCCTCCACCACCAGCTACCACTGCATAATCAACTGTTTCTGATCCAGCTGCATTACCTACAGCATTTACTGTAAAAGTTCCAGGGCCTGTAAAAGTATGAATTTTAAAATTACCCGAAGTTGTTTCTGTTCCACCAGATGCACATATAAATGCAGCGCCTACTCCACCTGATCCAAATCCTAAGACTTGGTAACCAAACATTTTACCTTTTCTTCTTTGTATGGTTTTTGTGCTCTTACCTGATGTAAGTTTATTTTTTATATCTCTCATAACTGAATTCCTTACGCGTCGTTAGCCGCATCAGTAGTGAAGAATATTTTAATTCCGAGTACCCTTGCATCGGCAGTAAAAGTATCTCCACCAGCATTTGCGTCTCTAAATAATTGAAAATATGTTAACTCACCTGCTGCAGGGGATCCTGCAACTGTAACAGCTCCACTTTCAGATGAAATTTGTTGATCCTCAACTGTTCCTATTCCAGCGTCTGTAACATTAACTGCAGTTCCATATGCAACATCAATAGTGTCATTGTCTGCACACGCAACGGCTTGTAATCCAAAAACACAATCACCTGTATTTGTAGAACCAGGAGTCCAATATACTTGATAAGTTAATGTTCCTTCATTCCATGATTTTGGCATTGCTATTGAAAATTGTGCGAATTCGTCTGTATCTTTATCAAAGTCTAAAACTTTCATATCAGGTCTTGTTGCTGTTGTTTCAACTTGTTGTGCATCTGCTGGGTTTGTTGTTGCCCCATACATAGCAGAGGAAGGAACCCAAATAGTTTCTTTACCTGCAATTTTAACTGCAGCTGATCCTGATTTAAGAACACCTGTTCCTTTAGGGTTTAAATTTAAATCTACGTTAGTTTCTCCACTAGCACCTATGATTGGTCCATTACCTGTGGCTGCGTTTGTAATTTCTACTTCGTTTACTGCTGAAGATGTTGTTTGAAAAATAACTTGTTCGTTTCCATTAGCATCTGCAATAAAACCTGCGTCTGCAATTTTAGGAGCAGTTAAAGTTTTATTTGATAAAGTATCTGTTGATGTAGCTGTTACAGTACCAGCTGGTAAAGTGTCAATATCTGGATTAGTCCCATCGTTTGCAGTTGCAAATACAACAGCATCACCTTTATTATCTGATGCAAAAGTAAATGAATCTCCTGAACCAGATGCATATTTAAACTGTACAGTGTACGCACCTGATGTTGAGTTTCTTAAAAAATAAAAAGTTTGGACATCGATTGGAATAGTTACGATTTGATTTCCTGTAATAGTTCCTGTGAACTCAATCATTCTGTGAGATAAAGTCGCTCCTGTTGATCCATCAGATACTGATAATGCTGTAGTTTGTGCTCCACCAGCTATTGATTGTGTTGTATATCCACCAGAAATTTGTTCTATAATCTGTAAATTAGTATTAGTTTTTGTCCCCCACGTACCGGCGTTTTCACCAGTTGCTTGAAGTTCTACCCCTAGAGGTGTGTATGTTGATGCCATAATAAATCTCCTAAACTTATGCTGCTACGTCTGTATAACTTGTATTAGAACCGGTGTCAATAGCCTGATATGCTTGTATACCAAAACCAGTGGCAGTACCAAAACCAGCAACAGAAGCTGTAGCTGAAACTCCTGTTAATCCCATTACGTCTGCAGGAGTTAATGTTCCAACACTACCAGTTGCTGAAACTCCTGTCAATCCTATTACATCTGCAGGAGTTAAAGAACCCACAGAAGATGTTGCTTCTACTCCAGTTAAATTTATAAGTGGATTACTATTTTGATTTGTTTGTCCAAGTCTAAACTCTGCAGAAATACCAGTAAGTCCCATAACATCCGCAGGAGATATAGAACCAACGCTTGATGTTGCCGATTGTCCAGTTAATCCAATTATCATTTGATCAGGAGTAATTGACCCTACAGAGGCTGTTGCAGATTGACCTGTTAATGTTTGTGTTATATCTCCTATTACTGTTGGTGATCCAATACTTAATGTTGATGATACACCAGTTAATCCCATAACATCAGCAGGTGAAATAGATCCGACACTTACTGTTGCAGAAACACCTTCTAGTAATACATCACCTGCGATACCCCACGCATCATCATCCCAAGCTGCTCTACCCCATCCAACATTTATTTCTGTATCTACAGTGACTGATCCGATAGAGGAAGTTAAGCCTAAGCCAGTTGGAAAAACTGTTTCATCACCCATGTCCCCCCATGAACCAGAAGAATCCCATAATTTAGCACCCCAACCAAGTGTAAATTCATCCGTTATACCCCAACGACCAGCGCTCCAATTACCTGCACCCCATACATCTTCGTTAACGGTGTTAGCCGTCCAACCCATTTTACTGTGGTTAGTGCAATAATAATATAAGGTTGGTGCATCAGCAGCAACCTCTATTTGAGTATATGCTCCAGAGGATCCTGGAGTTCCATTAGTTGTTACACCAGTTGTATACTCACTACCTCCAGAGTGTGTTCCGTTTGCGGTTGTAGAAAATCTAAGTGGGTGTCCGGAGTTAGAACTATCTGATTGATCAAAACGAAAAGTTCCGCCTTCAACTAAAGTTAAAGTTACATCTGCCGTAGCTGTTGAACCATCAATTCCATATTTATTTGATGAACCTTGATTATAATAAGGATGATTTGACGGGTTGCCACCGACGACCGTGACCGTGTATGTTCTGTCAACGGACATCCGTTGTTCTCCCTTACGCTATTCTTATGATCGCGTTGGATGCGTCTGCTGTTGGAAATTGAATCGTAAAAGTTCCACTTGTTACAGTCTTATCTCCACCAAATGCTATGACTGCAACTGCTTTGTCGGATTGATCATCATTGTAGATTAATGCACCGTTTGCTGTAAATGTTGCACTCGTAAAACTTACATCTGCAAAATCACAAATCGCAGTTGTTCCTGAAGTTGTTGGCGTTACACTTGTCAACGCTGCACCACCTGCAGAATACGCAGATCCAGATGTATTTGATATTTCATTTGATGTTGAATAAGCTGTAGTACTAGCACCTAAAGACGCAGAACTTGTGTACAAAGCTATTTTAAAACTATCACCACTAGACGCAGTGAAATTATGTGTCCCAACTAAAATTTCTTGTTTGAAACTTGTACAAATTGCCGATGATATAGCCATAATATTTTCTCCTACGGGTTTGCAGAGGTCACTGGGATACGAACAGCGCCATTAGTATAATCGTCTCTTCGTCTTCTTCCAACTTGCTCATTAGCAAACTTTTGTACCTCTTGTTTATACTTATTTTCATATAGTGTCAACATATCAATTGGGCCTTTTAAAAATCCATATGTCTCTGATAGACAACAATATAATAAACCGTTTGGAAAATTAAGACTAATATAGTTAGTGTCATCATTCTCTAATAATGCAGGCATTGCATTAAAATGCACTCTAAATTTATAAGTTGTGTCTGGAACAGGGGCAAACATCATTCTTCCTGAAGTGGTGTCAGACTCTCCTGTGGCCCCACCAAACATGGCATAATATTTAGGTTTACCTCTTTTAGCAGACTCAGTTGAAGATACATATTCTTGTAAATATGTAATATCTTTTTTTT